GACGACATAACAATAATAATTAGAATTACAATTAATAAATACAGCAGTTAGACAGATAGAAAAAAGTGAGATGCTCCAAATTATATAGAAGAAACAAAAAAAGATTAAATGGGGATCTTTCGTATACGTTGTCGATTTTCACGATGCTGTCTAACTGTCTAACTGTCTATATATCTATTTAATTTCTTCTATTTGTATAAATATGTTTGTAATACCTGATCGAATACATTACTATAAATATGTACACAACAACAACGGAGTAAAACATGACTGAATCACAAGAAGCAATACTAGTAGCGAACTGGGTACTTACAGACGAGTTTGAGAAACTTGAAAACTGGGAATGGGACAACGGCTGCATCACCGAGTATCTAGATCAAATGTGGGATCTATTTGCAAATGACACTTACATGAGTACGCTACTAGAAAAAGCATACAACAAATGGACAGCAGAATACTAATCAATCAACAGGGGGAGCAATCCCCCGCCACCACAACAACGGAGCATATCATGCAGACATATTACCCAATAGCCCAAACAATCAAAGATCAATGTCAATACTCGCCGCACTGGTTTTATCCACTTCGAGAGCCTGCAAAGCCGATTTACATGGGCATGATCGGAGAGACACAAAACAACACAGACGGAAATATAAGTTACTATTTCTATGAAAACGACGGAGCGATCTGGTGTCGATTTGGGACCTATTTGCACACGCCACACGAAAGCAATGATCGCATGTGCACTCACAATCTGATCGGGGATGTAAAAATGACAAGTCGAGATGTGCAGACAATGATTGCAGATTTGCAGCAAGTACTAAATCAATTAGACAAATAACAACAACAACGGAGCATATCATGCACTTAATCCCAACAATTAATCCACACTGGAGAGCAATCTCATTTAATAGATTTCTAGGCATGTTCAACAGCATCCCACAGAATCAAGACACAGCATTCAAGGCCGAGCGCTGGTATGTTATGAGCCAATGCGAACAGCAGATTTTTTCAGTCGTGATCTATTTCTGCCAGTTCGACAAATGCATCCAGTATCATGCTGTATTGGTGCAATAGTGGATCTCTATATCAAGATGCCTATCAGCCTCCTAGACGAAGATCCGGCGGCTGTATGGCATTATTCACAACTGTACCTAATGATACTAAGGCGGCAAAAAATCAACTTGACACAATACGCCAAATCAAACAACATTAAATACAACACAGCCCGCCGACTTTTGAGGCTGGCAAAACAACAACGGAGCAAACAATGAGCAACGAGAAAAAATCAGAATGGCAAAAATGGCAAGAGCAGAATATCCGCACTGGTAAAGATCAGGTGATCTTTAGATTCCTGTCGAACTTGTCAGATCATCACGGAAAAAATACTTTTTGGATACGATCACAATATCCACTGTACAAGCGTAAGTTTTTCAACATTCCTAAAGACTACCTAACAAAGGCGTTTTTCGAATATCTTATGGATACGATGCCGTCATGGCTGCCAACCTTGCCACAGGTCGCAGAGAAAATTTATGACCGTGCAGACTTCGTCGGGCACTGGCACACAATCAATTTAGATTCACACTACTGCCAAGACTGCAGAACAGACAGAGACGGCAAAGAGGGCGGATTTAGACACATCTTTTACTATGGCTATCGTCCCAGCCTTAACAGAGTAGATGAATACAGATGCGTTGCAAATTGTGATTGCGAACTCGCCAAGAAAAACACCCGCGCCCCGTTGCATGACACTCTGAATTGGCTTCGGAATATTGATTCAGCGGCCGAGATCCATGTTTCTTACTGGTGCGAGGAGACACAAAGACACGTCGATCCGAAAGAAGAGGCGTCAATCACTTGGCGCAAAAAGATTGAGCGCGGGATCTTTAGATATGGCGACGCTACACAAGGCGAGGATCCAAGTGCTTTGTATGCCTGTTGGGATCATCCTTCTTGGAGTAGCGGTGTCGGTGAATGGCAATGTAAGATCCACGGGCTAGAGATGCCGCCTGATGTTCGAGAGCGCTATGAGATGCGCCCAAGACTCGACAAGAAAAAGAAATTCTCTGACATGGTCACGCTACGCCGTACAATCGGCAAAGACCCAAACGCACCAATATCCGCGCCGATGTCGCTTGGAGATATGATGGGAGCGGGCAAACGTTGACGGGCTTGATATAATCCTATATAGTGAGGGGGATCGCAATGATCTCCCTTTTCTATTTGGAGCACATCATGCCAAAGCGCAAAACTAAAGAAATCAGTCAGACAGACAGAGAGAGCACGAAGCAAGCCACCGCAACACCAGCCGAGCAACTAGAACAAAACGGCCTCACCATCACACTGACGCCCGTACAGATGCAACAAATCAACGTACTCGCACAGATTGCGCACAACGAAGATCCGGCCGTGTATTGTCGCAAGATTATCTTGCAGCATGTCGCCGATCGTCTGTATTTGGTGCGACGATGACCAAAGAGATTAAGCATAAAAATATCTGTGTCAGTATGGATGCGGAGAGCCTCAGGCAGTTGCACGATATTGCAGAGCACACAGGCAAATCAAAAAGCCGGATTGTGCGCGATGCCATACAAAAAGAATATAAGGAGATCAGAAAATGAATGATCATTCAGTCGGCGAGTTTGTACGCATTGACAAACTACATCCACACCACAAGAACCCAAGACACAACGATCACGCTGTGGATAGTATCGCAAACTCGATCAAGCGCTTCGGATTCACTAGCCCGATCATTGCAAACAAAGACGGCACTATTTTGGCGGGGCACACACGCTGGAAATCAGCAAAGAAACTGAATCTAGATACAGTGCCTGTTGTCTATGTGGATTTGTCGCCTGTTGATGCTGAACTCTTGATGATAGCCGATAACAAACTGGGAGAGAAGGCCGACTGGAATACTGATCAACTGTCTAGCCTGTTGATGGATCTCAAAGAGCAAGGCGAGGATCTTGACGTGCTCGGATTTGAGCAGCATGAACTCGACGAACTATTACAGGATCTAGACGCTGATCCATTTGGCGACAGTGAGCCAGTAGAAGCCATAGAACCGCTGCCCGTAGAGTCTGATCTTGATTTTAGATTGTTAAAGGGGAATTGTCTCGACATGCTTAAAGAGTTACCCGATAACAGTATAGACTCGATAGTAACGGACCCCCCTTATGAACTGGGATTCATGGGCAAGTCATGGGATAGTACAGGGATCGCCTATTCTGTCGAACTGTGGGCGGAGTGTTTGCGAGTGTTAAAGCCCGGCGGGCATCTTGTAGCATTCTCAGGATCTCGCACTGTCTTCCCAATGGGCGTGGCTATTGCTGATGCTGGCTTCGAGGTGCGAGATATGATCAGTTGGATCTATACAAGCGGATTTCCTAAGAGTTTGGATATATCAAAGGCGATAGATTCAAGAGGCGGATCTAGTGTTGCATGGTTTGGGAAATGGCTAAAAGATTGGAGATTAAAAAACAATATCAAGCAAAAAGATATTGCAAAATTATTTCCAAGCAAAACAGGCGGATTAACTGGATGTGTTGGCAATTGGGAGACTGGGGCGAATCTTCCAACTCCTGAGCAATTTAATTTAATTTGTGATCATTTTGATTTGCCATTTGAAAACATAGAAGAAGCAGAAAGAAAAATTGTTGGAAAGCATAAATCAGACGCTGGCGGATTTGTAGGAATGAGATTGAGTGACAAAGGCGGAAACATAACAGCACCCGCAAGCCCACAAGCGCAACAATGGCAAGGCTGGGGCACAGCACTCAAGCCAGCACAAGAGCCCGCAGTCCTTGCAAGAAAGCCGATTGATTCAGACTGCTCAAGCATTGCCGAGAATGTCTTGAAATGGGGAACAGGGGCGATCAATATAGATGCTGGGCGTTTTGCTTATGGGGATGATTGCCATTTTGGCGATACTAGCGAGTTAAAAGCGGAGCAGAAATCATCGAGTCAAAGTCGAGGGCATGCAGTCTCGGGCTTTTCTGATGGAACATTAAGAAACGAATATTTCTATGATCCAAAGCATGGCCGATGGCCTGCAAACGTCTATCAATGCAAGAAGCCACAACGATCCGAGAAGGAACAAGGGCTTGATCATTTGACAGGCAAGACAGGCGCAGAGGCTACACAACGCAAAGAAGGATCGGACGGCTTGAACTCTCCAAGGGCGGGTGCAGGTCGTACGGCTGAACACGTCAAGAACTTTCACCCAACAGTAAAGCCGATAAAGTTAATGCGCTGGCTGTGTCGCTTGCTGACTCCACAAGGCGGGACAGTGCTTGATCCGTTTCTAGGCAGTGGAACAACGGCAGTGAGTGCAATCCTTGAAGGCTTCAATGCAGTCGGATGCGAGATGACAGAGGATTATTATCCAATCATTCAGGGGCGTGTAAACTGGGCAAAAGCAGAACGCAACAGGGAGATCTTAGATGGGCAGAAAGAGCAAACTAACGGATAAAGCACGCAGGGAGATACTACAAGTGATCTCTGTGGGCGGATCTAAGTCGCTAGCGTGTAAACATGCCGGCATAACTTTAGTTACGCTTATGAACTGGATCAGGCGAGGCGAGCAAGCAAATAAGGGATTGTATCATGATTTTGTTTTGGAATTTCGTCAGGCTGAGGCAAGACCCGATATTATGGCAATGGGGATCGTACATAGAGCCGTAAAAGAGGGAGACGTCAGGGCGGCGCAGTGGTGGCTTGAGAAAAAGACAGGCTGGGGGCAACGTGAAGAGCCACAGGTACAGATCGCAATCACTCCAGAAAATATGAGCGTTACCCAGTTGCTGGCAGAAGCGGAGCAAGTCAGCCAGAACATGGCACAGTTAGCGCCTCCGATTATTGATCTGGATGAGGAATAGGGATCGCGTATAAAAATAAATTGCTCAAATGTGCATAAATATGTTGACATTATAGAAATATGTTGATAATATAAGAGTACACAACAACAACGGAGCACAAAATGAACAAACAAACACCCTACAAAAAAGAAGAATTGCAAATCATCAAAGATTGGGTGATCGAATCGCTGGCCTATCTCGGCTATCATGATTTGATTAACATCTCTTTTATACAAAGCAATGAATTATTGATCTGTCATGATGTCGATGGTATCAATCAAATTCGGTATGATAACAATAGAATTTATATTGTAAATAACAAATTGCAAATCAAACAATTTACCATAGAAAACAATAAACTATGGAGATTAGAAACGATTACCCCTCCCGCTGACATGTGTTTAGAAACCGCAATTCAAACAATGATTCAATACCATCTTTTGAACATTAAATAATCAATCAACTCGGGCGGCTACGGCTGCCCATTCACAACAACGGAGCACAAAATGACAACACAAGAACGACAAGAGATCAAAGACTGGGGGCGCACTGTCGTCCGTCTACGTAGAGAGGGATCATTCTCTGACCTTCTACACGCTGAGATCAAAGCATCTGATTTAACAGTCAAAGAGATTGCAGCAGCATGCAACACTTCAAGCGCCTCGATCAACAAATGGAAAGGGGGCGAAGTGTATCCGGCTGTGCATTATCTGTATCGCCTCTCTAAGTGCTTGCACCCTGTAACGGATGTATCAAGCGCTTACATGCTGTACACAATGAAGATCAACGCTGAAAGAGTATAGGGGGCAAAATGAACAAGTTTATCGGATTGAACATTGCACGACTAGACGACAACGACAAGATCCGCCGCACTGGCTCTGTCATGCTCAACGTCGATCATATTGTATCCATTGAAGCACATGGGCCACCCCGTGAGAATTCACTGTGTAAGATTCAGACAGTTAACGATCCTCAGCCTTTCATTGTCGAGGGATCTATGATTGACATGATCGAAGTGATGAAGCGCAGCAAAAGCGAACTGCACCCAATTGATACTAAAAAGTCAGCCAGTCAGTCAGTAGATTTAAACGTGTTGAGCCTGTTTGCGAGATTGAAATACAAGTATGGAACAATGTATGATATTGGGCGAGCGTTAAAAGAGAATCATCCTGATTTCTACACAACAGATCACATTAATGGCATTGCACAACGTCTATCAAGATTACAAACCACACACGACAATCTTGATTCATACCCACAAAAAAGAGAGGTGTTAGAACACCTTCTACAGTTGGATGCACTGTATACAATGGAGGCGAAATGATTATCGTACGCAACACAGCAGAAAAGCGAGTTTTGATCAACATTGGCAAGATCTCACACATAGAAGAACGCACAAGCAAATTGCTGATCTTCTTGGAATGTGGCGAGGTTGTATGCTCCTCTGAAACATGGGAAGAGGTGATCATGAAAATCAAGGCGATCGGAGGCGGCAATGTATAGAGTATTGATCAAGTACAGCAGGGAAAAAGGTTGGATTGAAAAGAAATTCGATCATATTGTAGAGGCTCTAAATTGTGTTAGAGTACATCATCACACTAGG